ATGTTTGATTTTCATTGAGTATATTTTTTTATAAATATATTATAAATATTAGTCCTTAATGTTAGATTCATCTAATAATGATTCACCTGATTTATCGTCTTCAAAAATTATACGTTTTTTATTTGAAGATGGTATATCTTTAAACATTTCACTATGTTTTTTATAATAAGATTTAGCTTCTAAAGATAATGCAGATCCTCCCTTAAAAGATGGATTAAGGTCATTACCCTCATTTTTATCAGCATCTTTCATTCTTTGAACCCCTAACCTATCTTTGCCAAAATTATCGTCTTGGGTATTACGATTAGTAACTTTTTCTTGGGGTCTTCCTAAAGGGATATTTTCATTATACCCATCTGGCAAATTATTGGGATCTGAATAGGTTCTACCTTTACCATATAATGAAGCTAAATCATGAGGCGTTCCGTAAGATTTTCCAGATTCCATAGGATCATTACCTTCATTTTCCATTTGGTTTTGTCTAAATTTACGCTTCTTATCTTGTAGAATTAATTCTCTATATTCATCATATTGATCTTCTGATAAATGGAAAATGTTTTCATATACCCAATCAGTAGGTAACAGACCATTATTAATTAATTCATTAGCCAATGCAGTTTTTTCAGTTAATAATGCAATTCTTTCCTGATCATAAATGATAGAAGGGTTTGTTAATGAAATTTCAAAATTAGCTAATTGTTCACCAGTATAACCCTGTGAATATAAATGAACCATAGCAATTTTATATAATTCAGAAGTAATAATTCTTTGAATTCTTTCAATTGTTCTTGCAAATCTAATATCTTGGGCGGCTAATGTAGCTTTACCTTCCAAATTTTCATCGTAACCCATAAAAGCTTTAGGTACTTTTAGGGCGGCAAATAGTTTATCTCTTAGATAATTTACGTCGGTAATACCATCATATTGTAAGCCAGGTGTAGTTTCAATCTTAGTAGATGAATCATTTCCCCTAACTGGGATGTAAAAATCTTCTAGTGAGTTCTGTAGATTATATTTTAGATTGTAGTCACCAGTTTGTGGATCAACATATGGAGTTCTTTTTAATTTAGAAATAGTTTTTTCCATAAATGCTTCTACTTCATTAGGTGGAATAGAACCAATATTTAAATAAAAAATACGTTTTTCAGGAGCTCTTACAATACGATGGACTAACATTGCATCCTCCATTAGTGTGTACTGTTTAAATAACTTACGAGCTGGTTCTATATAACTTCTACCATAAGGTAAAAAATTAACATCAGTAAGCAATCTAAAATGAGCCATTTCATAATTATCAAAATAAATTGATCCAGCTTGTTCGTAATTTTGTTGATTAGGAACATTATAGTATCCATAGTCACTAGCTACTACCCCATCAGGATCAAATTTGAATACTACTTTAGAAGGGTTTTCTGGATCTGAATGTTCTAATCTTTCAATATTAAAAGCAGAATAAGGTATTACATTGTATACTCCAAATCCTTCGGCAATTTCTAATTTTAAAAAGAAATCACCATATTTACACATATTACGAATCCATGGCCAAAGGTTAAATTCAATATTTAAAACATCATAGAATAAATTATATAATATTTTTTGTATATCTTCATCAGGAGATTTAATATGGAGTACTTCCCCCATATCGTTTTTTAATGTTGATTCATCAGCTATAATATCTAAGGCGGACGCAATAATGGCATCTGTATCCATTGCATCATATTCTGAATATAATGTAGGTCTTAGGGTTCTATAATTAAACGAAACCTGTTGACCATATAAGGATGTAAGATTATTAGTATAAATTTTATTAAATCTATCTATAAGGGAATTAGTTTGTATGTTCCCTGATACCTGGATATGTTGAGTATCAAATGTTTTAAGTTGATTATTACCAACGTTTCTTATAATAACATCCGAGGAAAACAATCTTTGTAATCTCGAAAAAAGCCCTTTATCTGCCATAATTTATATTTAAATAAGCCAAGTTATATTTTCTTTTTTCCCATTAATCTCCATCGAGTAGGGGTTTTGTGTTTTTCCACTTACTACACCTGGAGTGTAATAATCATTTTTACTAACATTTCCAAGAGCTGCTTTAGCTCTATCCATAGATTCTTGTTGAAATTTGAGTGAAGTATCTCTTAAAAACATAGCAATTCCAAATGCCATAATTAGGTCATCATTATAACCTACTTGTGCTTCAGGTCTACCATTTTTCCATATAAATACTTTCATTTCTTCTAAAAGCCTTCTAGAACGAATGGTTACACTTCTATCTCCTACAAATTCTCTAAATTTATTAATAATTAAAGGTCTTGTCCTCATAGACATAGTAAAACCAGGAACCATTTCAGAATTACCCTCATATGTTTGGAGATAAGATTCTGCGGTTAATTTATCGGATTTAGGAGAATGGTATAAATTTACATATCCTCTTTCTCTTATAGCGTCAATTGTAGCCCACCCAATATTAGCATTTTCAGGACATAGCATAGCATTATTATATTCCGCTGCTAAGCCAACTAAAAAATATCCAAATTCTTTTGGAGGTAATTGACCTTTAAATTCTGCTACCTGAGTATTAGTTTCGATATCAATTACATGAGCAGTAGAAAAATCTTTACCATCACCTCTAGCAACATCAGCAGTAATTAAATATTCCCGTGCATAATCCGCGGATTCCCATATCCATAAGTTTTGATCAACTCCTCTTCTTTCAACTGGGTTTTGGATTGTAGTTTCTTTAATAAATTCTATCCACTCACTATAGAATACTACATCCCCAGATGTGTTAAAATCACAATCACACTCTTGGGCCGCAATACGAGGATCACCTAATAAATCATCTTGTCTATCTCTCCATAATTGATCTCTTTCGGGGTGAACCATCCAAGGTAATCTGATAGGTAAAAATTCATTTTCTTTGGCTTCAGCCTTAGTCCACATTTTATGAAACCAATTACCAGTTCCATTAGGTGTAGAAAGTACAATTGCACCCCCTCCAGTTGATAAAGTTTGTTGAGCTGAAGCCCATATATTATCTATACCCTCAATAAAAGCAGCTTCATCTACTACTAACATAGAAACGGCTTCAGATCTACCAGCATCCGAAGCAGCTGAAGTGGCTTTTATTTGTGAGCCATTTGTTAATCTAAGAGTTAATTTATTATTTTCCTCTGTAGAAATTTGTAACCAAGAAGGTAAATTATCATACATAAATTTAACTTTGGTAACTAGATTTTTAGCTGTTTCTTGTTTAGTAGCAACACACAATACATTTTTACCTTCATGAAATAACATTAACCAAAGAGAATACCCCGCAGTTAAAGTTGAAATACCTAACTGTCTGGATTTTAGTATTAGGGAATAAGGATTATCTTTAAATAATTGTAATACTTTTTCTTGAAATGGATATAAAGTAAATAAAATTTTCCCTCGTTGGGGGTGTTGAATAAAACAGTATTTTTTCATAAAATGTACAGGATCCGTTGCACATTTAATATATTCTTGACGGATTATTTTTTTTAGATCCTGTGACATGGTTTAGAGGAGAGCTTCTACCTCTTTTTTCATAGCGGTGAGCTCTTTTAATCTGTTAAGTAATTCTTGTTTTTCTTCTCCTTCAGATTTTTTCCATTGGTTAACTACTGTTTTCATTTCACGAGTAATTTTACCCAATTCCTTTGCTAATGAAGCTACAGAATCACTTTTTAGGTCAGAAGATTTGGGTTCATCATCTTGTTCTGATAAAGCGTCTCCCACTTCGTCAGCTAAATCCCGTGTTTTTTCTAATTCTGCATTAAGATCTTCTTGAGCCTCAATGTCTTCTGGGTCAGCTTCAGATAAAATTGATAAAATTTCTTCCCTAATTGTTTCTTTTAATTGTGGTTTAGTGAATCCCATTTCAAGTTTATTTATAAATATTAAGGAAATAATACCTCATTTATTTGTTTTAAACGTTGTTCTGTAGTCCCACTAATAGTAGTAAAATCCTGTATTTGATCTCTATATTCAAATAATAATTCTCTAATAGTGTTATCTATTTTTTCTCTATATTCTTCATCTATTGTTCTAACACCATTATCTTCTATAATAGTACCTTCAGTAGAAACATAAAAAATATGATCATAATCTTTTAACATAGTAGC